GTGGTGGTCGTTGTGGTCACTGTCTGCTTTGGACACTGGCCAGACTGACAGGATTGAGCTGTGTAGATCATGAACTCTGCGAACAAGGATCACCTTACCTCTCTTGGGTTTAGGGTATGTTCCCGAAACAGATTTCGGGAACATTTGTCAACCATTTTCCCGACATCAGGAAAATGGTAACCGTCTCGCCTGTCATCTCGACGGTGAGACGGTAGGCGGCGGGAGACTGCTCACTTCTTCGGGTCTCTCAAAGACCTGCGGTAAGCTGCGATTGCGTAGATGATTGCCGCCAATGCGTACATGGTCTGAGGGATTGACGGATCGACAGAACTGCCTTGAACCGCTTTATCTGTGACGACCTGGGCCACAGGTACGATCCATCCGTAGTCAGGGTTGATAACATCCTCGATACGCAATGGCTTAACCCTTTGGTACTGGTGGCGTTTGGCCAGAGTTCAGGTAGATAAGCGTTTGGGCGATCCCGAACGCCAAAGCCATCCCTAAAGGGCTGGTGGTTGCAACGATGGAGTCAAGGTGTTGGCTCAGAACGCCAAGCGCCGTCACAGTTCCTGCAAGAGCCATGCGAATGATGATCGCTCTGGCTTGCTGGGCGTTGATTTGTCCAATCCAGTCGTTCATATCGGAGTCCTTCAGATTGGCCTTGGTTTGGGTGGCACTGGGATAACGCTGGGATTCCAGGTGTAGTTTGGGTCATCTAGATAGTCCTGAAACACTGGAGCTGGGGCATTCACAAGCTGGGTGATTAACTGAGCGTGCCGTCTGGAATCTATTGCATACCGCTCAATCGCCTTTTGGCGTGCAGCTCGTTTTGCCAGTTCTTCTGGCGTGATCTTGGGTTTGCCCCTGAGCCAGTCGAGTAATTCACGTCCGGTCATTTATTGATCCCTCTTGGAACAGTGAAACAGTGGCCCAAGACAACGCCAACACCGAGTGCAAAGCTGAGACTGTGCTGATTGACTTCCCAGATTGCTTCAGACCATGTCACGCCGCCAGACTGCCACTTGATCAGATCAACAATCAGCAGCACGATTGCAACTGTGATGAGTACGACAAAGTTCTTGGCGGCAGTGCTGAAGGTCATCAGATTGGCCCGTTAGCTGTTCCGTTACCGTTGTTTACAGGCCAGAGTGGTGGCAGGGATGCGAAGAATTCGCCCACGGTTGGGACGGCTTGCGTACCCGCCTGAACAGCCTGAACCATGTTGTAAAACAAGCTCCAGATGGAGTCACGATAAGCTAACGCTGCTTCACCCTCTGACTTGTATGCCGTGATGTTGGAGAGCGTCCAGCTTGTGGCCGAGAGGATCGAGTCGTATTGCTTGACCGAAACTGCCTGATCAAGAAATGAGCCGATACCGTTGCCGATTTCCGTGAGCCTTTGAATTACATAAGCCTGTTGTTCTTCGGCTGTCAGATCAACGACCGTCCATGTGTCAGATACCGATGTACCGTCAAAGGCAAAACTCTGGGAAAGTCGCTGTGTTGCAGGGTTATAGCTTGGAATTGGCGACGATGTGTACGGGTAATATCCGTATGTGGCTAAACTTGCATCATCCAAAGCGTTGAAGTTGCTGACAGTCGTGAATGACTGTGGTAGCCACTGAGGGCCGGAGATTTGACCGTTTGGACTGACTTGGCAGTATTGCACTTGTTTGCTCCTTATGCGTTAGGGAATACGGTTGTTGGTGGCGTGAATGCTGCGGTATAGCGAGCAAATTTTGAGACTCGAAATTCGTCTATGTAGCCGTTTAAATACAACCCTGTGTAAGGCGTGCCTCTGCCCCCAATGGCGATCTGCGTGGAAGGCGTGTTTGTTGTTCCTGAAGCAGTTGTTGCACTTCCCGCCTGTACTCCATTCCAATAAGCCGAAACGGAACTGCCAGATCGTACAAAAGCAAAATGATACCACACTCCAGTTGTTGGCGTTGATGGCAGATTATAGGTTCCTTGGTAGTCGGTAGCCCCTACCGATATTGTGGTTTCAAACCTATATGTTCCAACGCTGTTAAAAATGTAGAATTGAAAAGCCGATGCAGCAGCAGATGCGCCACGTGCAAAGAATAATCCAGCGTAGTTACCGTTTGTGGGAAGTGCTAAGAAATAGACAAAGCCTTCGACCGTAAAGTCGCTTGGGAACGCAAAGGCAGACGCATTGCCAGTAACTGCTAGGTAATCTCCAGTTCCATCAAAGTACCCGCCAGCCCCACCATACTTGCTTTGCGTTGTGCTGATCTGAGCGTTGCCTACCGCAGTCACCGTCAGTGCATTTGAAGAGTTATCTGTAAATGTCGTGCTTCCATTTGCCCCATCCATGTGCAGGAGCAGAGAGACGTTGCTGAAATAGCGGTCATTTCCGGTGGCGTATTCTGGTAGTGCCGCAGCGGGTGGCGTGAAAGCCGAAGTGTACCGAGCGTATTTGGTGATGCGGAGGTCGTCGATGTAGCCGTTGTAAGTGTAGACGCTGGACTGGGTATCTACAAACCCGCTGATTCGCATTGCATTGTCAGTTAGATTGGTTGAAGAAGTGACGCTTGTTTGCGAGACGCCATCCACGTAAAGCGTGACCGTTGTACCGTTTCTGACTAATGCAACATGCTGCCACTGATTGGCAATTCGGCCTGTTGTGGTTGATAAAATTGTGGCATTATTTAGATAAACCAGAAACCCGCCATCGTTTTCACGAAGCATAAGACCATTTGTGCCTGTTGCCGCTGTGCGAAAATCAATCATCCCACGTAGACTTGTGCCGGATGTGAGGGAATAAAACCACCCTTCAATTGTGTAATTGCCTGTGCCGAGCGCGAACACAGAATTGGCTGGTATGGTTAAACTGTCTCCAGTGCCGTCAAAGTATCCTGATGCAGCACCGAACTTGCTCTGGGTCGTTGATATTTGGGCATTAGCAGCAGCAGTTACCGTCAAAGCCGATGGCCCAGAATCCACAAAATTCGTTGATGCGTTCGCCCCATCCATGTGCAGCAGGAGCGATGTGTAATTGTAGTAAGGGTCGGCCACCGTAGAGGATGCGGTTGTTGGCAATGCTGCTGTGGGAGGCGTGAAATTGGATACGTAGCGAGCGAATCGGGAAATCCTGAAGTCGTCTATGTAGCCGTTAAAATATGTAGACCCCAGACTTGACTCTTGAGCTATAAAACATGTGTTGCCTGTTAGATTCGTTGTGTCTGTCACACTCCCGGCACTAACACCGTTTTTGTATAAGGTTATTACGCTCCCTTTTCTAACGAGAGCCACATGATACCACTGGTTTAAGCTCAAAGCGACACTGTCTGTGATTAAAAACGCGCCTCTGTAATAAAGAAGTTTGGCACTTGGATCAATGCCCAAGAAAATTGATGACGCATCCACTCCTCGATTAGAAAACAGGCACTTGTAATTGCCCGGATTAGAAGATGCCCAAACCCACATTTCAACTGTAAAATCGCCTGTGCCAAATTGAAACTGACTTCCAGACGGGGCATTAATGTAGTCCCCAGCACCATCAAAGTACCCGCTTGCTCCGTATTTGCTTTGGGTCGTGCTAATCTGTGCGTTGCCCGATGCAGTCACCGTCAGTGCATTTAAACTGGAATCGGTAAACGTGGTCGATCCATTCGTTCCATCCATACTGAGCATCAGCGAAACGGCTGAATAGTAAGGGTCGCCACCATCTATGACGATACCTCCACCTCCACCACCGACAGACTTTTTGCTATTGCGGATAATGTTGGCTAGCATTAGAAGTTTTGACCTCCAACATAACCCTGCCAATTCGTTCCACCATCTGAGGTAAAGAATGCAAAGCTATCCACCTTACCGGATGTCGATGTGATCGTTGGAGCAGTTCCACCCGCCCATTTAATCGACGAAGGCCAAGTAACTGAACGTGGTGTTCCGTCAGCGGTGAAGATCAGGGTGAATGAGCCACCGGAGCCGCTTGCAGGAGGGTTGCTGATCGTCAGGGTGGTGATGGCAGCATTTAAACTGACCGTGAAGATATTGGACGTTTCAAGGTTTAATGTGAGCGTGCCACTGGATATCGTTGGGCTGGAGACAGATTCGGAATAGTCACGAAGTTTGGCCCTGAACAGCTCGTTATCCTGAAGGTTTTGCGTGCCTGTAAAGCTGTTTGCGCCAGCAGTGATGTAACCGGATGGGTTGCTTGTGCTGTAACCATCTGAAATGCCGTATCCTGAGAGCGTGGTTGGCTTGCCTGTAATATTGCTGAACGTCAGGCAGGATGTGGTTGCATAATTGCCCAATAGCTGATAAGTCGTGGATGCGTTGGCCGTGGTCAGATAAACCGTTAAGTTTGGCGTGCCTGTCAGGTCGGCATAATTACCCGATGTCGCCACGTTGGCCAGAGTTGGCTTGCCCGTAATATTCGCATACGTGAAATTGGCCGACGATAATTTGGCGTCCAGTGCCGTTTGCAAGCCTGTGACGTTGGCAATCGAGTGTGTATGTCCCAAGACTGCGTAAGTAGCGTTGGCACTGGATATTGTCAGGTATGGCGTCAGATTGGCCGAGGTTAAACCATCGGTAATGCCATATCCAGCGAGCGTTGTGGGCTTTCCTGTAAGATTGGCATAGGTAAAGTTTGCGGATGGCAGCTTTAAATTGACGAGAGGCTCAAGGTCGGTTAGACGCACATCAAGGCTGTTTATATTAATAGCCAATGATGAATCCATTGCCATGAGTTCGCTTATCTGAGTATATGTTGCGTATCTGGTATCCGCATAAGAGCGGATGAGCAAGCTGTTATCGGTGAAACTGTAAGTTGGGGCGAAAAATTCAGCCTTTGTTTTGCTGATCTGAATCGAGGTGTTAAAATAAGGCCCAGTGCTTGCATTTGCAGTGTAATTGTATTGAAGCAGCAATTTTCCTTCGTTAGTGTCTGGATTCAATGGGTCTGTAAAAAGCCTCATAAACGGGTAATAAACATCTATCTGACCGTTTGCACGAGTGTTGCTAATAGACCATTGCATGTCAGCAAAGACTTGGCCTGTTGATGAGCCGGAAAGCAAGGTCATATGCCGAGATCCGTTGGCGTTCTGAACTTTAAGAGTAAACGGATTCGCTGCTGAGGTGCCTGTAAACGACAGGTTGGAATAAGCTGTCGAGGAAGTCAAAGGCGTGTAAGTTAAAGCTGATGTGACATCGTTGGAAGTCAAACTGACGTTCCCCGTGCGATTATTGAACGCCGTAACGCCGCCCGGCTGGGCCGACAGCACTCCGTTGCCCGTGATCGTCAGATTATCCCCAACGATGATTCCACCGAGCGTGGCGTTTGTGGCGGGAACCAGCGTCTGCCCGATAATTGTTACCGGAGCAGGATTTACAGCCACCTTGTCGCCGCCGGCTTGCTTGATTACGATGATGTCAGACACGACTGTAGACCTCCACTTCTCCGGCCACGATGGTTCGTTCGTATTGATCTTTGTCAGTCATGACCAAATACCAACTAGACCCACATCCAGTCGTAAGGTTAGACGTTTGCGAATCAGTCCATTTGACAGCAATTGAGCCATTTGATGCGCTTAAGACTTGTATTGTCGCTGTTTCGTTGCTTGACGTGCTTTCGATGACCGACTCAAACGCATAGCCTGTGACGTTGGTCGGTACAAACGTGGTTGTCCCGTTTGCGACGACATTCGTGCCGATCTGATAGGGCATGGTCACATCATCACCAGCGATAAACTTGACTTTGATCTTGGCTGGAAGCTGTTCGTAATTGCTCATCAGACAACTGCTCCGATCCAGGCCCCGTTGATGGTCACGCCTTTATTGTTTGTGACCAGCACCGTAAGCGACTTGACGCCGGTTGATCCAAACGAGACAGTCACAGAATCCGTGGAGCCGCCAGAAACGATGGTCACGCCAGTTCCGGCAGTCCATGCAAATGACAGATTTGGAGCGTGGCATTCTGCACTGAACGTGTACTGGCTTGTTGTCAGGTAAGGGCCGTCTGGGGCGTTGACGATGCAGTTGGGCAAGATCAGCCCGTTCATGATCATGGATGCGGCAGGGTTGCCTCGTCTCATTCTCATCGTTTTAGCTCCAGCATGCCCTGAACTGTCGCCGGACGCTTTGACCTGACCTCTTCGTAGGCCAGACGCTCTGCTTCGCGGCGAGGGATGTTACCCAGATACTCGATGATCGCGGAACGCTCTTCAAAGTGGTCGCGTTCACTCGGATTCAGCTTGAGCATCGCCTTCCCCTTCCTGAGGCTGTTCAGGTGGCATAGGTGGCGCAAGTGGAGCCTGTGCAGCGGCCAGCATGGCGTTTTCCTGCTGAATCAGCTGCATGGTTTGCTGAACCTTGGCAAACGCTTCATCGATAGGAATATTCAGGTCGTCGGCGATCATCTCGGCGCGACTCTTGAGATTAAAGTTGAGCTGGAACGAATCGTGAGCGTCACGTTCTGGGCCAGGACGATTCTTGGTCATGACTGGCCAGATCATCCGGAAAGACGTGTCGAAGTCAGCCAGAGCAGCCTGAATCTCAGCTATCTGGTTCTCGACGTAGAACGCTCCCGCTTCATCCTGAGGCTGGGCATTCATGAGCTGGGCGAGGCAAACCGTGAGGCATTTCTTGGCAATCCGACGCTCGAAATACTCAAACTGACGCTGGCGAGCTTCGGCCCGTTCGATCAGGGGTAATTGCTCGGACATGATCGCCACGCCAGAGGTTCCGCCCTGCTGTTCCATGCGGATGGTTGAGGCAGGCACGCCCAGCATTTCGACGATGTGATCGATGTAAGCCGTCAGGTCGTTCCAGTCGTAGGTGGTAAACGACAGGTCGGGGGCAAGAAAGTCGGCGATCGCATCCTTGCCGTTCATCATCATGTTGTCGGTGGTTTCCAGGCGGGTGTACTGGCCTGGCTTCTGGTCTCTGGGTAGATTCCAGTCCGCTTTGACGTTCTTGAGGATGCCCTTGGGTCGCCAGTGGGTGATCTGGTCGGCAATATCCGACAACCGGCGATTGACGTGCAGATTCAGGTGAGCTAGTTGCTGACCAACCCCTGAAACCCAGAATGAATTGCGGGGCAACTCGAAGTGGACAAACTCAAACGGGACAGTTCCCAGATAGTTGGGCTGGGGGTAGCCAAACTCTTCCTTCATGCCCTGAGCTGTGGTGGTCGCAACATTTTGAGTGCTTTGCACCATGGGAGTCGGCGAGGAATATTTGCAGACATCCTCAGCCGTAAAAACCCGAGCGACCCGCTTTGGGCCGAAGTTGGAGAGCGTGGCGACGCACCATGGTTCCAGAGATTCGTCAGACGTAAAGACTGGGACAAACTCGGACGAGTCCCAGAGCCGCATCTTGACGGGAACCCGATAGGCATCGATTCCATCGTTTGGCAGAAACTCGATTGCAGCAACATCGTTAATGTAGGTGGTACGATCGGCCATCTGCATGATGGAGTCAAAGTTGTTGGCCTTGTAGACCGAGTTGAGCATCTCGGTGGCAACAGGGTAGCCGTAGATCTCTCGGGTCGGCCCTTTGCGGTAAAGGTGGGTCGAGAGAACGTCGGCTGTCCGCCGCATAATCATCGAAAACCGGACGGCAGACTCTCTGGCTCTATCGCTGCCCAGCCACTCCGCGATATAAGGGGCGAAGTTGCCGTCATAGCAGTCGCGGCAGATTCCGGCGATCGACAGGCGGGACTGGTCGTTCTGGAACCCTGACTCGATAGCATCTTTCAGCTCATCGCGAGTGTCGGCAACCAGGACACGAGCCACCGCACCGATATTTCGGGTTGGGTTGACAATCGGGGCGAATAGGTTGCCTAGAGTCAGCATGGACTGGAGTCCTAAGTGTTTTGGTCAATACCAGTATTGCCGATTTTTGCATACTCGTCAATCGACATATGCAAAGGACTGGGCCAGGCAGTCGGCCAGGTCGGGGGAATGTCCAAGCATGTTGACGACTTCGTCCTTGTCGGTAATACCAAGGGCATCGGTAGGCCCGAGGACGTAGCGGATGGCCATGAGTTCGCGTTTGAGCGATGGCATGAGCTGCTGGGGGATGGAAAATGGCCGGAACCAAGTGCCATTGGGGTCAAACCGGCTCCGGCACATCCAGTAGGCGTAGGAACGCATGTTGCGGAACTGTTTGTTGGCAGGGCGACCGCCCATGAAGGGAGTTGGGTTGTGGATACCGATCGAACGGAGCCGGAATGCAAAGTCAGCCCCGATACCAGCGGAGTCGAACGTGATCCGGTGATCGGAAACGTCCCACTGACGCTTGAACTCGAAGGCTTTCCAGGCAGTTTGCTCGAGAGAGGCGGTGTTGGATTCCCAGTAGGTGATGATCCCGTTATCGTCGCGGACGATGACCACAGAGCGGTCTCCTCCTCCGCCCGTGCCAAGGTCGATGGCGATCCGTTTAGGCCCACCTTGGA